GGAAAGGCAACCAGCCCCACTTCCAGACGCGCTCAGCGTCGAACTGAGAGGCAAACTCGCGGGCAACCTTAGACGGCCCACGAGGTGCTTTATAAGCCTCCACGAGGGCATTGTGAATCGAATCAACCAGCGGTATAGACCACCACGCCTTTTGAGGTTCATCCCAAAACGGGACACCCTGCAACAACCAACCATCCTCAGCAACTAGGTCGGCACTCGCCGCCCAGCCCGAACAAATTACCCTCGTGCCACACGCCTGAGCCTCCACAGCCGGAATACCAAAGCCTTCCCCATACGAAGGGTTAGCCAACACGTCAAACGCGCTATAAAGCGCAGCCATGTCCTCCTGCGAGTAGCCCTTACGCAAACGGTCACGCTCCGGAAAAATGATTGACTCCGGTGGCACACCACACGCTTGCAAAAGAACCGGCAAGTCAAACCCGCCCATGATCCCTGACGGCTCGGTGTGAATGTACATCTTGCTTTTTGGGTATGACTTTAGGAATATTGACCAGGCCAAAATTAGTTCGGAATAGGCTTTGCGATGAATCAAACCGTTGGCCTTATTCGCGCTCACCACGCCCACCAAAAACTCGTCAGGCTTGACCCCAAGATACTCGCGTGCCTTCACCCCGTCGCTCATAGTCTCGCGCGGCTTAAAGACTTTGGTGTCAATCGCGTGCGGAATATACGTTGACGCGATACCCGCCGCCTCAAGTTGGCGTTGCCCATGAGGTGACATTGTTATCGGTGTGACATTTGGGCGAAGCAGCCACTTAGCCACCGCCGGCGGCAATGACTGGTGATCCAGTGGAACCCAAGAAATAAACTTCGTTGGAAAATCGTTGCGCGGCGGAACATCGTTATACACCCACACGTCATAGAGCGTGAAACACGCGTCGGGCACGCCCGGATTCTGCCCCACAAAATCCTCATGCCACGGCTGAATCACATCATCGCTGTACTGTTTGAACCCGCGAGGGTAATGCGGAATCTTCTTCCCCGCAAACTCAAGCTCACCAGCAACACCCTCAAGCCCAAAATTACTTAGCGCAGCCACCTTGATACCGTGGCGCACCATCCGCTCCACCAGCATTGCGCCCTGCTGGCCGTAGCCGGTTGGTTGGCCGGGAGAATTTGAGGCGAGCGAAATAAGTCCGTCGATCTGTTCGTAGGTCATGGGAAAAGTCTAGCCAGAAAAAAATAAAAAAAGTTGCAAAATAAGTAGACAAACCCGCAAAAGTCTTTATACTTATATATATAGGGCAGGCAGCCCGAAACGAAAGGGAAATCATGGAAATCGCAAACTACACCCTCGAAATCCGCAACAAAGCAATGTGGGCGTGGAACGTCTACCGCGGCGACGAAGCAATTGGCACCGTCTACTACGTTGGCAAGAACCGCGACTCCGTAGAGTTTGAGCCGCGCGAAGGACACGCCGTCTACTACGCCGAGACTCTTGGTGAAGCAGTTGACCAGTGGATTCAGGAGAAGAACAACTACACCGTTTCGATGCACGCTCCCGGCTACGGGGACTAAGCCTCGCAGACAAAGAAATCCCCCGGCGAACCTACAACGCCGGGGGATTTCCGTTTACAACCGTTTAGGCAGTGCCACCACGGAAGTAGTTGACCGAATCGGCAGCGAGACCGGAGTCCCCGCGCCACGTCACCCGGAACGTCGTAACATCCTGGTTGAACGCGTAGTCAGTCGAAGTTGCAACCTGAATACCGCCAGCCTGACGAACAATGAAGTCATCAAGCTTTCCGTAAACAATGCTCTTCGATGCGGCAGTTGCAGCAACAGCCGGCATGGAAGCGTTCTCGTGGATCACGTTGCCCATCAGGTAATCGCGGCCATCAACCGAAATTGAGGGTGCGAAGATGAAGTTACCTGCGGTGTCCTTGATCTTACGGATAGCGGCGAGTGCCGAGGTCGAAACCATGAAGCCATACGATGCGCGGTTGTCACCGGCTACCGAATAGGTCAGGTCAACGAGGTTTTCGTATGTCGGCGCACCGCTTGTAGCGGTTCCCGTTACACCCGAACCGGCAGCGGTGACGATACCCGTAGGCTCAACCGTTCCAGTACCCGTGGTCAGTTTCGCGCCAGCATCAAACGCGATTTCACGCGACGAAATACGGGCAACCAGGTCGAGAAGGTTCACGCCAGAATCAGCAATGATCTCGTTCGACAGGCTAACCAGTGCACCGAACTTGTACGCACCAAGGTTCAGCTGACTGAGCGTAGGGTTCTGCTCAGAGATAGCGGAACCGGCAGCAAACTGACCGTAAGTACCGGCAGCCGTAACCTTAGGAATCTGCAGCGTGTTGCCACCAGTGGTCGTGATAATGGTGGACGTGCTGAACAGCGGGTTGCTGTTCTGCAGGAACTCAAACACCTGGGCGTAGAAGTCGTAAGGAACAACTCCCGAACCGCTAGTGGGGGTAAGAGCAGCGCGGAACTCGTGGCCACGCATTTCTCCCATAGCAATGCTACGAAGAATCGCAGAATCGTCACGAGACTCAACAGCAGGAACGAAACCGCGTGCGGCTTCAGCAACCTCAGCCTGACGCTCCTCAGAGCGACGTGCTACGGAAATGCCGGTGTCAATGTCGGCAATACGAGCCTCGAGACGCTCAACGTGTCCCAGGTCGTCAACGGTGAGGCCACGGGCCTCAGCTTCAGCCCGATCAAGGATGTCACGAACCTGAAAAATCAGGTTAGCGCGTTCCTCAGTCTGGCCCTTAATGAAATCACTCATGTGAATACTCCAAAGGTAGAAAGGATTATGAACGGCAACCGCTGACGGAAAACCTAGCATCGCCGCTAACGGTCAAACGCATACCTTAAGAATACCAAAGTCTCTACTCAGTAGAGTGAGGATTACAGGCTATCGAGCAACTCCATGAGCGCAATCTTCTTACGGTGCAACGCCAACTGATCAAGGCCGTTCTGCTCAGTCATCGCCTCATCCATCGGCGCATCCTCAACCGGTGCTTCTTCTTCAGGTACCAAAGCGTCCAAAACCAACTCCATAACTTCCTTCTCAGCGTAAGTGATTGGCTCACCAGCAGCAACCTTGCCAAGCACCATGCTGAGCGCGTCATAGTCAACGCCGACAGCCACAACAACATCTTCTAATGAGCGCACTTGAGCAGTTCCGTTCGTCGAGGGGTAAGCCGGAAAAGCAACCCCAGTTGATACTTCCAAAAGGCGCACAGACTTCAGTGTGCGTTCAGTGCCGTCTGAGCTCCAAGAGTCACCGTTAGCGGGAACAGTAAACCCAAACGAGAACCCGGTCACATCACCGCGCTGGATCAGCACCTTTGCATCACGTCCAGCCTGAGTGTCCGGCAGGTCAGCCTCAACACGCAAACCCATCTCATCTTCATAAAGACGCAACGTGCCCGACCGAGTCGAACCGAGAACCGAACTTGAGTCATGGTTCCACAACAATTTGATGTCGTTCTTAGCGCGAAGTGAACGCTTGAACGCACCAGGCGCAATGCGCTCAATAAACGGCAATGGCTCAGAAGGCTCGTTAAACCGAGCAGCGTAGCCGGTGAGCGTCATACCTTCAGCCGTTTCGCGCACCTCAAAATCGTTTACAAAAACGCGAGTCTCAATTTTCGACACAGTGCCACCCTTAGATCGGTTAGTGTTCTCCGCCTCAATTCTACCAATTATATCCTCAGCATAGGAAAGCACCCTGCGCGCGCCCGACTTGCCACCATCCGAACCCCACAACGCATGAGCAACAACACCCGCGCTCGGGTAATTGTCCGAGTCCGGATTAGCATCCGGCGAATCCAAATCAACCAGGTGGCGGGAAATCCACGCCGCAATCCGCACCCACTTATCTGCCGAAACCTGACCGGCAACCATATCGCGCGCCTCGCGCACCGTTCGCCCCGTCAAACCATCCCCAGCAAGCCCTTCAGCGAACCACTCAAGTCCTTTACGGGCCGCGTCCACCATGTAAGCCGGTGGTGTCAAATCAACCGCTCTAGCCTCCGAACGTGAAGCCG